AATATTATACGGATGGCCGCTTTTGGATTTCAAATTTGAATTTTGAATTTCTTTGACAATTACGAGAATGCCATTTGGTGACAAGTATAAATTGTCACCAGTCACCAATTCATTTGGCAAGTTGGATTGTCACCAATTGACCAAGTCAAATGGCTCCGCCCAAACGTTTTAGAATTTCTGCTAAAAACTACTTCCTCACTTATCCACAGTGCTCTCTAACTAAAGAAGAGGCACTTTCCCAATTACAAAATATACAAACCCCAACCAACAAAAAATATATCAAAATCTGCAGAGAGCTTCACGAAGATGGGAGCCCTCATCTCCACGTGTTACTCCAGTTCGAAGGGAAATTCGTCTGCACGAATAACAGATTCTTCGACCTGGTATCCCCAACCAGGTCAGCACATTTCCATCCGAACATTCAGGGAGCTAAATCCAGTTCCGACGTCAAGTCCTATATCGACAAGGACGGGGACACAATCGAATGGGGAGATTTCCAGATCGACGGAAGAAGTGCTAGGGGAGGCTGCCAGAATGCTAACGACGCTTGCGCAGAGGCGTTAAATGCAGCTACTAAGGAAGCAGCATTAAACATAATAAGGGAGAAACTCCCAAAAGATTATATTTTTCAATTTCATAATTTAAACGCCAATTTAGATAGGATTTTTGCACCTCCTTTGGAGGTTTTCGTTTGTCCTTTTCTTTCTTCTTCTTTCGATCAAGTTCCAGAAGAACTTGAAGTCTGGGTCTCTGAGAATGTGAGGGATGCCGCTGCGCGGCCGTGGAGACCTCAAAGTATTGTAATAGAGGGTGATAGTCGTACCGGCAAGACAATGTGGGCCAGGTCATTGGGTCCACATAATTATTTATGTGGGCACCTTGGTTTAAGCCCAAAGGTGTACAGCAATGATGCATGGTACAACGTCATAGATGACGTAGACCCCCACTACCTAAAGCACTTTAAAGAATTCATGGGGGCCCAAAGGGACTGGCAAAGCAACACTAAGTACGGGAAACCAATTCAAATTAAAGGTGGAATCCCAACTATCTTCCTCTGCAATCCAGGCCCAACATCATCATATAAAGAGTACTTGGACGAAGAAAAGAATTCAGCTTTAAAGGACTGGGCATTGAAGAATGCGGAATTCATCACCCTCACGGAGCCATTGTACTCAGGTACCAATCAAAGTCCAGCACAACATAGCCAAGAAGAGGCCAATTCGGAGGCGTCGAGTTGATCTTCCCTGTGGATGCTCATACTATTTTGGAATTAACTGCGCATCGCATGGATTCACGCACAGGGGAACTCATCACTGCAGCTCAAGCCGAGAATGGCGTATATATCTGGACAATCAACAATCCCCTCTATTTCAAAGTGACCCAGCACCACGACAGGCCATTTCTGAGGAACCACGACATCATAACAGTCCAGGTCCAGTTCAACCACAACCTGAGGAAAGCGTTGGGGATACACAAATGTTTTCTAATCTTCCAAATCTGGACTCGCTTACAACCTCAGACTTGGCGTTTCTTAAGAGTATTTAGAGTTCAATGTATGAAATATTTAGATAATTTGGGTGTAATTAGTATTAACAATGTAATTAGAGCATGTAATCATGTATTATGGGATGTATTGGAAAACACAGAGTATGTAACACATTCTCATATAATAAAATTCAATCTTTATTAATTCTGAACAGAATCATAGAAATAGATCCTGATCTTCAAAGTAGCATACACTGGGTTACTGGCATGAGTACATGCCATATACAATAAAAGAGCATTCTCAGTATGATTGTCATACTTCGCAGCTTCTTGATGATTATACGTCACATGATTGTTCACCTTCATAAATTTCCTAACTATCGCCTGCTCCTTACTTGCATATTGACCACCCGTAACAGTCGCCTGAAAACGCCGTAGAACTTGAAAGCGATCCCTGTTGTCGTTCTTCACAGTAGCAGTGCTAGGCTCGTTATCATACATGTTAAAAACCTGACCAAAATCCTGTGGAGTACCAAATGGTCTCCTATCACGAACTAAAAAAAACATCACAGTATTCGTGTGATTCTTGGTCTTAATGTTTTCATCCATCCATATTTTTCCCAAAACATAAATGGACTTGACACAGAACCTCTTCCCAACACGATGAGTCAACCCATTCCCACGGGTGACATCCGACACACAAATTACCTTACCTACATGGGCCACATCATGACGCTGTTCATAAGATTGGACCTTACATGGGCCTTCACAGCCACGAGGGACATCAGGGCTTTTGTACATCCTGTACATTCTGGGCTTTCTGTACATGGGCCGATTCACCCATGACCTCCTTTTGTTTGTGACGAGGACAGTGGGGGCAGCAGCACGGCTGGCATATGGGCTGTCGAAGTTCGATCGGCGACGAACTTTGGAGGCGGGCGTGGAAATGACTATATCTGCGGGACGCTTCGACATAATCCTTAGCACGAATAACTGAAATTAAATCACGAAGCAGATCGTACCCTAATGTATCAGGAGAGTATGTATCTTCTACTAATTGCAAATATTTAATCGCTAACATACACCTAAAACCGTGTACGGTTTCAGGAAACTCATTCAACAGTGGATCCCACATGTTTGAATTTAAACTTGGGGACCAAGTTTAAATAGAGCGGGAACGTACTAAATAAGCTTTGAGGGAGAGTTCTGAGTGGCGGACATTTCTTAGTGGCGGGGGCCACCACTTTTTTTAATTTTTCGCGGCCATCCGGT